ACTTATTTTGTTTCACGCAGAATGATTGGCCAGGCTTAATCTGTTATAAATAAACGTATCTCAGGGATGGGAACGTTAATGGCTCTTCTACCTTAGGAGCGTCTAACGCTGGTACAACGTTATGGTACCCCTGTATTCAGTAAGCAGGATTAACGATACGCCTTCGGGGTATCAAATTTTATTTTTAACTCGCTTAATAGGAGAAACTATGTTACAAAACATCAATAGTGCTATCGATGCATTTCAAAGCACAAAAACGCAATTCGTCAAAACATTCGTCACGAATGAAGAACTTGCAAAACCCCTCAACACTTTCATTGAAGCGCAAACACTTTACGCAAAAGCTGTTGCAGTAGAAGTCAATAAGTTTTTTACAACTCTTGGCATGTCTGCATATACTTTTGATGCTAAAAAAGCGTTTTCAAAGAATAAGTAAGAGGAGATAAAAAATGGGACATACACCACTACCCGCTCTCTTTGGCGGTCCAGGTTTCAAAGACTTTGATAAATTCTTTGTTGGCTTCGATGAGCAATTCAATCGACTAGCAAAAATACATGATGATGTGACTAAGAATATTCCTAACTACCCACCTTACAACATTCGCAAGACTGGTGACAATACATACGTCATTGAAATTGCGGTTGCTGGTTTTGGTAAACAAGAAATTGATATTACATTTGAAGACAACAAACTAATTGTTGCTGGTAATACAAAAGATGATGGAGACAATTTCTTGTTCAGAGGTATTGCTAATCGTGCGTTCACTCGCACATTTGCATTAGATGACCAAATCGAAATTCAAGATGCCGCTTTGATTAATGGTATGTTGAAGATTGCTTTGGAGCGAATCATTCCAGAACACAAGAAGCCTAAGAAGATTGAAGTTAAGGATTCTGAATCTAAAACTAAAAAATCATCTAAGCAATTTTTGACTGAGGATGACATGTTATGAAATCAGTGAAACAATTCTTTATGGCATTACTTGAAGGAATTCAAGAAGCAAAAAAACATAAAGCAGAACGTTTTAAATAACACCAATGGGGACGCAATGTCCCCATTTTTAATCATGGAGATATATTATGCAAAATGACCTTAGAATTTTAAAATTAATCACAGGTGAAGAAATTGTTGGCAACATTACAGAACGTATTAGCGGCTTGATTTCAATTGAAAATCCTTGCTTGCTTGGAATCGCAATGGGACCAAATGGTAAAGCAAGTCTTCAAATGCAACCTATGCTTATATTCTCGGAACAGAAAGTGGTAGAAATACAACTTAGCCATGTTATATACAATGTATCAGTTGCACAAGAGATTCAAAACAAGTATAATGAGATATACGGTTCAGGCATCGTTATGCCCAAAAAACAATCTATTATTATTTGATGAAATTCTACACACACTTTTCTAAACTTGGCAATCACATTCTTGTTCGTGGATACAACAACGGTAAAAGGTTTACTGATAAGGTCGAATACAATCCAACATTGTATTTGCCTGCTGGAACTAAAGATGCTGAGTATCGAACATTGGATGGTCAATCGCTTGCGGCAGTATCGCAGGGAACAATGCGTGATGCTACTGAGTTTATGAAACGCTATGAAGATGTTGACAACTTCAAAGTTTATGGCTCAACAAATTTTCCTTATGTGTACATCAACGAAGCCTATCCAGGTAAAGTAGATTATGATCCTTCACAAATTAAGATTGCAAATATTGACATTGAAGTTGGTTCTGAAAATGGTTTTCCTGAACCTGAGTCTGCGAGTGAGCCAATTACAGCAATCACGTTTAAGATATCTGGACACTTCTATGTGTTTGGCTGTGGTGACTTTGAAACCAATCGTGATGATGTGACATATCTTAAGTGCCGTGATGAAAATAATCTTATCATGCGTTTTCTCGACATGTGGGAAGAAACATCACCAGACATTGTGACTGGTTGGAACATTCAATTCTTTGATATTCCATATCTAAACAATCGTATCACAAAACTCATGGGTGATAATACTACACAACGTCTATCGCCATTTCATAGAATCAATGATCGAACAATAACAAATCATAATAAGCCCCAAACTATATTTGAATTTGTAGGCATTGCGACACTTGACTATCTTGAGTTGTATAGAAAGTTTACTTATTCACAACAAGAAAGTTTCAGTCTGAATCACATTGCATATCTTGAACTTGGCGAAAAGAAACTAGACTACTCAGAAGTTGAAAGTCTGCATCAATTGTACAAAACAAATTTTCAAAAGTTTATTGAGTACAACATCCATGACGTTGAACTTGTGGATCGTATTGATGCAAAGATGCAATTGATTGACATGGCGCTGGCGCTGGCATACGATGCTAAAGTTAATTACAACGATGTGTTCACACAGGTGCGTATGTGGGATACTCTGATTCATAATGATTTGATGGAACAGAATATTGTTGTGCCGCAAAATGTTCACACATCAAAAGATTCACAATTTGCTGGTGCTTATGTGAAAGACCCAATCGTTGGTATGCACGAATGGGTTGTATCGTTCGACTTGAACTCTCTGTATCCACACTTGATTATGCAATACAATATTTCACCAGAAACAATTGTTGAAGGTCGCCACACAAGTGTCTCTATTGATAATTTACTAAATGGTGAGTATCAATCACAAGGTGAATATTGCATGGCAGCCAATGGGCATTACTTCAAGCGTGATAAGCAAGGCTTCTTGCCTGCTATGATGCAACGCATGTATGATGATCGTTCATTGTACAAAAAGAAAATGATTGAAGCGCAGAAGACTTACGAAAAAGAAACGAACAAAGAAAGTAAACGTGAAATATCAAATCAGATTTCAAAGTACAAGAACTTGCAGTTGGCAAAGAAAGTACAATTGAACTCCGCTTATGGCGCACTTGGTAATCAATATTTTAGGTTCTTTGACACTAGACAAGCAGAAGCAATCACTCTGTCTGGTCAACTTGCTATTCGCTGGATTGAAAAGAAGTTGAATAGTTATCTAAACAAACTATTGAAAACTAAGGATATTGATTATGTCATCGCATCGGATACGGACTCTGTATACGTCAATCTTGGTCCGCTGGTACATATGGTCTACGGATCGAAGAGTGAAACGAAAATTGAAACGATTGTTGATTTCGTTGACAAAGCGTGTACCGAAAAATTTGAACCATTCATCGACAAGTCATACCAAGAACTAGCAGACTACATGAATTCATTTGACCAGAAAATGCAAATGAAGCGTGAAGTTATTGCCAACAAAGGCATCTGGACTGCAAAGAAGCGTTATATTCTAAACGTGTACGATTCTGAAGGTGTTCGATTCGCAGAGCCGAAACTAAAGATGATGGGTATTGAGGCTGTCAAATCTTCTACACCAATGTCATGTAGAGACAAGATTAAAGAGTCTTTGAAGATTGTGATGAATGGTAATGAAACAGACTTTCAATCTTTCGTTGAAGCATTCAAACAAGAATTCAGAACTCTTCCATTTGAAGACATTGCATTCCCACGTGGTGTTAGTGAACTGTCTAAATATGTGAGTAGTTCGGAACTATATTCAAAAGGCACACCTATGCATGTGCGTGGTGCGATAATGTTTAATGCGTTTCTGAAAAAATATAAACTGACTAAGAAATATCAACTTATTCAGGATGGCGATAAGACTAAATTCTGTTACATGAAAGTTCCAAATCCTGTTCAAGAAAATGTGTTCTCTATATTGACTGTACTGCCAAAAGAATTCAATTTGGAAAAGTACATCGACTATGATACTCAATTTGACAAAGCATATCTTGATCCATTAAAAACAATTGTAAACACAATTGGTTGGAAGACTGAACGTGTTTCTTCATTGGAGAGTTTTTTCGCATGACAACAAGAACAATACCCGCAGAATATCTAGCGTTTAGAAAAGAAGACGATTTTGGATTTAGTGCTGTTGATGAATCAACATTAACTAGACTCACCGATCCAACTACATTACAAGATACAGTTATTGTCAGAGAGACAGTAACACAATCGTCCGAATCTCTACAACGTGTAGAAGAGAAACTGGATGCAATGCTATCGCTATACAATCAAGGTAAACTTGGACTTGAAGCAGAACGTCAGAATATGAAATCAGAAGTACAAGCAAATCTAAAAGAATTAGAACAACTCATCATGCCTTTATTAGTTAACTTGATGAAGAATCCCGAAAAAGAATATATCTATTGGCCTAACCGTACAGCAAAAATTCAAGACCAAATTGATAAGGTGTTAGCATTGACTAGAGGATAATTATGTTATTTGCTTTGATTACATTATTGAGTGCGATATCTCTTTCTGCTATTGCCGCATACTATTCTGTCATTGGCTTGATGGCTATCTTTGCGGCTAGTCCAATTCCAATTGCAATCATGGGTGGTGCGCTTGAGTTTTCCAAACTCATTGCCGCATCTTGGGCGTATAAGAATTGGTCAGTCGCACCAAGATTCTTGAAATACTATTTCACAGTAGCAGTTATCATTTTAATGTTCATCACATCATTGGGAATTTTTGGCTATCTTTCAAAAGCACACAATGACCAAACGCTTATCAGTGGTGATGTATCTGCGAAAATTGCAATGATCGATGAGAAGATTAAAGTTGAGAAGGATAATATTGATGTTAATCGTAAGACGCTCAAACAAATGGATGAGGCTGTGGACCAAGTTATGGTTCGTTCAACAAACGAAAAGGGTGCAGAAAAAGCGGCAAGTTTACGCAAAGCCCAACAGACAGAACGTAGTCGCATACTTAAAGAAATCGAAACATATAACAAGCGGATTTCGACTCTTAATGAAGAGCGGGCTCCTATCGCCACCGAAATTCGTAAAGTGGAAGCAGAAGTTGGTCCGATTAAATATATTGCGGCGCTAATCTATGGCGACAGCATTGATTCTAATTTACTAGATAAGTCTGTACGATTTGTTATTATTCTTTTGGTTCTTGTGTTTGATCCGATGGCAGTTTTACTTGTGATTGCAGGCAACTTCTCCTTAAGACAACTCGCAAAAGAAAAAGAAGAGAAGTCTGGTGGGTATCAAGTCAATATTCCAGAAGTTGCACCAAAACAAAAGAGAAAGCAAAAAACACAAACGACACAACAAACTGTTGGTGATGAAAATTTGAATGCGACACTCATAGAACCCATACCCATGACGAAAGAAGAACTAGACGAGTTTAAGCGCAAGTACACCAGAGATGGTAGATCAAAATTTGCAAAGTATGCAGAAAGTTAATTTATGAAAATTGGTTTTAATTGTTCATCATTTGATTTGTTTCATGCTGGTCATGTGACAATGCTAAAGATGGAAAAAAAGTTATGTGACTATTTGATTGTTGCATTACAAGTTGATCCTACTGTAGATAGACCTAGCACAAAAAACAAACCTGTGCAATCAGTGTATGAACGATATGTTCAATTGCAAGCATGTAAATATGTAGATGAAATTCTTGTTTACCATACTGAAGAAGACTTAGCCAATCTGATTATGACGCAGACAATGCACATAAGATTTCTTGGTGAAGAATACAAAAACAAAGACTTTACTGGCAAACAATATTGCATTGAGAACGGAATTGAGTTATACTATCATGTGAGAAATCACAGTTATAGCACATCGGAACTCCGCAAGCGTACATATGAGTTAGAGATGCAGAAGAAAAGCGAACCTGATGTTGTTGAATATGAACAGCACTCGCCAAAGTTATTAAACAAATATTATGAAGGAAAAACACAATGAGCAATTTTTTTACAGATTTAGTTAACCAATTAAAAGATGAAGACACAAAGATTCTAGCAGATGGTGACGCATCTGCTGAGTTTAGTGGTAGCATTGATACAGGTTCGTATGCACTTAATGCGTTACTTAGCGGTAGCATCTATGGTGGTGTGCCGAACAACAAAGTGACAGCGTTTGCTGGCGAATCTTCAACAGGCAAGACTTTCTTTGTTCTTGGTATTGTTAAACAATTCCTTGACGCAAATCCTGATGGTGGTGTTATCTACTTTGATACTGAAGCCGCAGTTACAAAGTCTATGATGGAAACACGAGGTGTAGATACTAAGCGTGTCGTTATTTCTGAACCAGATACAATTCAAAAGTTTCGCTATACTGCATTGCAAATCATTGAAAAGTATTCTGCACAAAAAGAGTCAGCACGTAAACCAATGATGATGGTTCTTGATTCTCTTGGTCAACTATCTTCTACAAAAGAAATGGAAGATACTGCTGAAGGCAAAGAGACAAGAGACATGACTAAAAGTCAAATACTCAAAGCGGCATTTCGTGTGCTGAATTTGAAACTTGCTAAGATCGGTGTGCCTTTGCTTGTGACAAATCACGTTTATGATGTTGTTGGTGCATACATCCCAATGAAAGAAATGTCTGGTGGTTCTGGCTTGAAGTATACAGCATCTACAATTGTATATCTGTCTAAGAAAAAAGACAAAGATGGTACTGAAGTTATTGGTAACATTGTTAAAGCGAAATTACATAAGAGTCGTTTAACAAAAGAAAATAAATTTGTTGAAATTAAAATCACATACAGTAAAGGCTTAGATCGTTATTACGGACTGCTTGACATTGCAGAAAAGTATGGCATTATTAAGAAAGTCTCTACGCAATATGTATTGTCGAATGGCGTGAAAGTCTTTGGTAAGAACATCAATGCTGAACCAGAAAAGTATTTCACTAAAGAAATTCTAGACCTGATTGACGAAGCATGTAAAAAAGAATTCATGTACGGGCAAGATGCCGTTGAGAATGTTGCTGACGAGAATGAAATTTTGGATGAAATTGAATGAATTTGAGTTTTGACACAGATGATGTAATCATATTAGATGATATCATTAGTGAAGACGATAGCAATTCAATTCACAATATGTTTTTGCATGCCGAATTTCCTTGGTATTTTTTACAATCAACGGTGACCAAACAAATGAGAGAGATTGTGTCGGACGAAAATACATACGATTCTCCACAACTAGTATCATTGATGTATGCAGATTATGAGCCAATATCAAAGCATTGGAATTTGTGCAATTTAGATTCATTGTCGCACAAAATTTCAAAACGACTCGGACACAAATTATCGTATAAAAGAGTTAAAGCGAATTTATTATTGAACAACACAAACACATCAGATCAATATCTACCTGCTCATATAGACAATGGGCTGGAGGATCATTTGGTAATGATTTATTTTGTCAACAGCACGGATTCGCCAACAACAATTTTTAAGAATGATAGTAAGCCGTGGATAATAGAAACACAAGTTGAATCTAAGCAAGGAAGAATTGTAATCTTTTCGGGCAAAAAATATCATGCAGGTATGAATCCAATAAAAAGTCCTTACAGAATAATTGTAAATTTTAACATCACAAATATGGAAAAAATATATGAAGATTGAAGAAACTTATGAAATCGCTGAAAGCGATATCAAATACAAAGATAAAGATGTTGTCGCTACGATTAAGATTACTCAAGGTGATTTTAAAGACACAGTATTTCATTTTGGCGAAATTAATTTTGCCGATGAAGAAAACTCCGACGGAACCTATTCAATTGGCTTCAACTATGATATAATAAGCGAAGAACACAAAGCACTTCAAGGCAACAATGCATTTGAAAGTCAACTCGGTGAAATTTTAAATGATCTTCTAAGACATGCATTAGACGAAGCAGAGAAAAGGTATAAGAATGAACTTGGAACAAAAAATACTCAAACACCTATTACTGGATGAAGAGTATACACGAAAAACATTACCATTTATTAAAGGTGAATATTTTCAAGAATCTTCAGAAAAACTATTGTTTACTGAAATTGAAAGTTATGTAAATAAGTATAACACAATGCCAACGCAAGAAGCATTGGCTATTGAGATTGACAAGAGAGTTAATCTAACAGACGATCAGCACAAGAAAACAATTGCGTTAGTCAAACAAATCACAATCGACCCTGAGGTGTCTGACACTAAATGGTTGATTGATGCTACAGAAGATTTCTGTCAAGAGAAAGCTATCTACAATGGCATCATGCAGAGCATTCAGATTCTTGATGACAAGAATAAGAGCAATACAGAAAAACTTGATAAAGGTTCAATCCCTAAAATTCTAGCAGATGCGCTTTCAGTTTCTTTTGATAATCACATTGGTCACGATTTTATTGATGACGCAGAAACACGATATGACTTCTATCATAAAGTTGAAAGACGAATCCCATTCGACCTCGACTATCTGAATAGAATCACTAAGGGTGGACTTGCAGAAAAATCTTTGAACATTGTTCTTGCTGGTACTGGTGTTGGTAAATCTTTGTTCATGTGTCATTGTGCGGCCGCCAATCTAACGATGGGTAAGAACGTTTTATACATTACAATGGAAATGGCTGAAGAACGTATCGCTGAACGTATCGATGCCAACTTGATGAATGTTGAACTCGACAGATTGATCGGTATGCCTAAAGAAACTTATCTACGCAAAGTTGAATCATTGCGTGAGAAAACAAAGGGCAAGCTAATCATCAAAGAATATCCAACCGCTAGTGCAAACGTAAATCACTTCAACCATTTGTTGAATGAACTGAAATTGAAACGTCAATTCATTCCTGATATCATCTACATTGACTATCTGAACATTTGTTCTTCCGCACGTATGAAGATGGGTTCTTCTATTAACTCTTACACATACATTAAAGCGATTGCAGAAGAATTGCGTGGACTTGCAGTTGAGCATAAACTTCCAATCGTATCTGCAACGCAAACAACGAGAAGTGGTTACACAAACTCAGACGTTGGACTTGAAGACACTTCAGAATCGTTTGGTCTGCCAGCTACAGCAGACTTAATGTTTGCTTTGATTTCAACCGAAGAACTTGCAGACTTGAATCAGATTATGGTCAAGCAGTTAAAGAATCGATACAGTGATCCAACAACAAACAAACGTTTTGTGATCGGTGTTGATAGGGCTAAAATGAAGCTATATGATGCCGAAGAGTCAGCGCAGACTAACATCTCCGACAGTGGTCAGATTGAAGAGGACAAACCAGTGTTTGATAAGTCTGGATTCGGCAAACGAATGCAGAAAAACAGAGATTTTGGCAATCTAAAGGTCTAATTTCATAGTGTGAAATACCAGTCTTTTCACTAAATATATGTTGACAGAATGCCATAATAGTGCTACAATGTATATAAGATAGGAAAAGAAGCTATGAAACTCAATCTAAGGTCAAGAGGTGTCACATTGACACCGAAAGAACGAAAAATTTTGAAGATGGCCACGCATTTTTACGCTAGTCGTTTGATGAGTGATAGGTTATCAAATACATTAGAAATCAACGTAAACGTCATAAAAGATTTTTATGTGAAAAACAAAATACTCGGTGAAGCATTTCCCAAAGACGATGAATCGGGAAACAAAAAGCAATTTGTAATTAATTTAGAGTGGAATAAATTGGGCAAGCGTGTTTTACAATGTCTTGCACATGAAATGGTTCACGTAAAGCAATATGCTAAAGGTGAATTAAAATTCCACGAAAAAGGGAACCTGGTAACGTTTCAGCGTGAACAATATCAGGGTGATGAATATTGGGAATCACTATGGGAGATTGAAGCATATGGACGTGAAGTCGGACTCTATCAAAAATTTAGACCAACTCTTAAGCTACTTAGGAAAGAAATTTGAAATGATTAAAGTGACAGAATGGTATAACTGGATTGTACGTCAGTTTGGTGAAATTTGTGGTTGGATTGGATTGATTTTAATTCATGGCTCTACAGTACCCGTGACTTACTTAGCAATTAAAGGTGAACCAACAGTATTGCCGCCATTAAGTATGGTGATTCTAATTTGGTCTGGACTGTTGCTATTCTTTATTCGTTCAGCAATTATGAAAGATAAACTCTACATGTTGTCAAACGGAATTGGATTTTTCTTGCAAAGCATTATGTTAGCATTCTTGGTGTTCAAATGAGTGTAGATAGTATCAGAGCATACAACAATAAAATGTATGAACAACTTATCCTCAACAAAACTGATAGACGCATTGAAGAATTGCGAATAGAAGAACGTAGAGTTAAACACCTACGTGAAGTTAGTGAACAAGCACGTATTGAAATGAATCGTAGAATGAATCGTCCTGGACAGAATGTAGACAGAATGGCATAGAGTGAAATCTATATCATTGTTTGTTAATCATCCAGAATGTTCTACAGATTGTTGTGATGGGATGATTAAAGCATTATCACCAAATTACAAAGTTAATTTATTCAATGTCGATAGTGATTTACTTACAGTTTTAAATAGCACAGATATAATTGCATTTCCTGGAGGCATTGGAGATGCAGATTCTTATGATAAATTCTTTAGACGCAAACAAGCTAATATGATAGCAGACTTTGTTGAGTCTAAAGGATATTATCTTGGAATATGTATGGGTGCATATTGGGCTGGTAGTTACTATTTTGATATACTGAATGGCGTTGAACCTGTTCAGTATATTAAACAAGATACCGCAGATATTCGTAGGTCTTATTCTACTGTTGCAAATGTAACATGGAATGGTAAACCTGAAACGTTGTTTTTCTACGACGGATGTGCATTGACGGGCAGTCTAGACCGTGCTAAAATAGTCTCTACTTATGCAAATGGTGACGCTATGGCAATCATTCAAAATCGTGTGGGTGTGATTGGTTGTCATCCCGAGAGTCAGAAGTATTGGTACGAAAAGTATACATTAGACCATTGGCACGAAGAACGAACCCACAAATTGTTGTTAGACTTTGTTGACGAACTTACATCATGTTAATATACACATATCAAAAATCAAAGAAGAAAAAAACTCCTGCAAAGAAAGTTGCAGAGTATCAGCAATGGCTAGATAACTTGCCAACTACTTCATTCTCTAAAGGCACCAAAAAGCCCAAGACAGTAGAAGCATACAAACCACCAAAAGCGCACATTCGTGAAACACCTAACTATCCAAGTTTAGCGACTGTTGGCCACGATTGCACGAAACCAATTCATGGCAAAGTTTATACTGGTGACAAGATGATTGGCATCGGCACACTACACAAAAGCAATGCCGTTCCTATTTTCTCTGATGATGACGCAAAAGATCAAGCCTTGATGCGAAGATAATTATAAATAGGTCTATAGCAACAACAGACCTATCATGTTTAAATTTAAAGAATACCTTATTGAAAAGAAAAACACTCACATGGAACATGCGGAAGACGATGTTCTTAATGGTGGTGTTGAAGGAACTAGAGATAGTATAAACGCACTCAGAGCGGTGCGTGATATGCTTGCTGGACATTCCAAAAGCAAAGTTGACATTTCGGTTAAGTGGGATGGTGCGCCAGCAGTCTTTGCAGGACAAGACCCAACAGACGGCAAATTCTTTGTTGCAAAGAAGGGTGTCTTCAATAAAAATCCCAAAGTATATAAAACTCCAGCAGAAGTTGATGCGGACACATCTGGCGACTTAGCAGACAAACTCAAAGCATGTTTGATGTATTTGCCTAAGATCAACATCAAAGGAGTCATTCAAGGCGACTTGCTATTCACACAAGCAGACTTAAAGACAGAAACAATCGAAGGTGAATCATACGTCACGTTTCATCCAAATACGTTAGTGTATGCAGTACCAACAGGAACTGAACTTGCTAAAGAGATACAAAAAGCAAAGATTGGTATTGTCTGGCATACAATTTACGAAGGCGATACGTTTGAATCAATGTCAGCCGTCTTTGGTAAAGACATTCTCAGCACCCTCACAAAAACTCCAAACGTCTGGATGACAAGCGCAGTCTATCACGATGTATCAGGTAAAGCTACGTTGACACAGGCAGAGAATGACCAAGTGACTGCAATTCTTTCTAATGCTGGAAAGATATTCCAAAAGCTAGATGCTCCCACATTAAACTACATCAATACAGACGAAGACTTGATTGAACGCATTAAGACTTTCAACAATTCAAAAGTACGTCAACAGTTGCAAATCACTAACGTTAAAGCGCACGTTAAAGAATTGATTCAATACATAGAAGATTACTACGAGAAACAGGCCGAGGGCAAAGGTGAACGTGGTCGTGCTACTCAGATGCTAAAGAAAAGCAAAGTGCTTAAATTCTTCTCACCAAAAAACAAAGCACATTTAGAAGATATTTTCACAATGATGAATCTCTTAGCAGAAGCGAAGTTGATTCTAATTAAGAAGATGGATGAAGTTAAAACGTTGAATACTTTCTTGTTGACAAAGAAAGGTTACGAAGTAACTGGAGTTGAGGGTTATGTTGCAATTGACAAGATCAAAGGCAATGCAGTCAAGTTAGTTGACAGAATGCAATTCAGCTATGCAAACTTCTCACCTGATATTATCAAAGGCTGGCAGAGATGACACATAGTCTAATCTGAAACCAGACACATTTATGTATGCAATGGGTAACTATTTTTAACGGTAAATATGTCATATTCTCAAAAAGTTTTAGATCACTATGAAAATCCCAGGAATGTCGGATCTTTTGACAAGACTGATGCTGATATTGGCACTGGTATTGTTGGCGCACCTGCTTGCGGTGATGTTATGAAACTTCAAATTAAAGTAGAAGACGGAGTAATTACAGATGCAAAATTCAAAACATACGGATGTGGAAGTGCAATCGCAAGTTCCAGTCTTGTCACAGAGTGGGTCAAGGGCAGAACACTTGACGAAGCAGGAAAGATTTCTAATTCACAAATTGCTGAAGAACTTGCCCTCCCACCGGTTAAAATTCATTGTTCAATACTTGCAGAAGATGCTATAAAGGCGGCCATAAATGATTACAATAACAGATGTTGCAAAGTCTAAAATCATAGACTTGTTAATGGAAGAAAATAATCCAAATCTATCTTTGAGAGCATTCATTGAAGGTGGTGGATGTTCAGGATTCAATTACGGTTTTACATTTGATGAAATAATGAACGAAGATGATTTTGAAGTTTCTCTTGGTGAATTTAAGGTACTTGTAGATGCTACGAGTATGCAATATCTTCAAGGTGCGACAATAGACTATCAAGAAAAATTGATGAGTAAAGAGTTCGTATTCATCAACCCCAACGCAAAACAAACATGTGGATGTGGTAGTAGTTTCACAGTATAATAATTAAAAGACGGAGAGTAAAATGGCAGGCTCAGCAAAAGTTCATGGCTTATTGTACAAAATGCGTGATTTGGATAAATCATATGCACTCAATTCACCAACTCCTACCGAGAGGGGTGAATTGGACGTACTGATACAAATTAATGGCTATATTGCTAAGATAGGCACACCAATTACTGTTGTGGCTGGCAAACACACATTCAAAGATGTTTATGGAGCCAACAAAGTTGAAGGCACACCTAAAGCAGATATAGCACTAGTTATGTACGATGGCAAGAAAAAAAAGTTTGTTGATGTGTGTTTTATATCGCACAAGATGGGTAAAGATGCCAGTGGGTTTCAGCAATATAGTGGTATCACAACAAAAGCTGATGGTGCAAAGTCTGGATCAATTTCTAAAGATAAAAATGTTGTTGAATTTTTGAAAACACTAAGCAAATTTCATTCTGCTGTTGTTGATGCCAAAGAGCGTTTTATGCGAGTCGTTAAAGACAAATCACTTATTGGCAAAGCTGTGTATGGTCCACAATTTGGCGAATCAAAATATGGAATAGATAATATTCATTTGATTGGTCAAGGCGATGTTAAATTCACAAAAGCTGGCGACAAACATAAACTAGACTTTACTGCACATGCAAGTTATAATCCTGATGTAAAAGAATTTATGGCTGGTGATTACACAACTATTATTGCCGCAAGATACACTGGCGGCAGAAACTATGAGTCTGAAGGAAAAACATATAATGGCGTTCGTGTGCTAATTATGCCAAGAAAATTAATCGGATCAAAAGCTAAAGATATATAAAATTATAAATAAACTATAACACAGTTAGGCTACGGCAAACCTGAACAGATAAGTCTACGGAAAACTCTAAAACATGAAAACATTCAAGGCTTCTTTAACAGAAGCAACAAAATCGCAAGTTGTAGTCTCATTTGGGCGCATGAACCCAATGACAAATGGCCACGAAAAACTTGCCGACAAAATCAAAGCAGAAGCAAAAAAGCGCAACGCTGATGCTAAACTGTATCTATCGCACAGCACAAATCCAAAAAAAGATCCACTAGACTTTAAGACTAAAGTTAAGTTTGCAAAGAAGGCATTTGGACCAATGGTTCAAAATTCTGTCGCAAGAACA